GGAACCGTTGTTATAGATAAACGTAGAAGAAAAGATAGAGACCCTAAGGTTCTAAAACGTTTTAGAAAATATTTAGATAATGATTAGAATTTATCTCTTTTGCTTTTTAGTAGCTACGTTTGGTGGAATTGGCTATACCGCATATTGGTATTACCAAAACTCAGAAGCTGAGAAAGCACAGTTAAGAGAAAATAATGTTTTACTAAAAGGTGCAACTGAAACCTTAGAAAAAACAGTAAGCGAATTGCAAGATGAAGCTGGCGAGAACGCTCTAATGATAGTCGAGTTGCAACAAGCATTACAGAAGTCAGAGGCCGGACTTGACAGGCTTAGAAAAAGATTTAGTCAAATTGATATAACAAGAGAAGCTCTCGAAGATCCGGCGGATCTAGAGCGGAGGATTAATCGTGGCGTGGACAGACTCATACAAAATATTTTATCTGATACCTCTCCTTCTACTACTAGCGAGTTGCGCGAAGACACCGGAACAGATAGTAGTAACTGAGACAGAATTTGTTTATCCAAATATTCCGACACAGGCACCACCGAAACCGGTTGATATGCCTGACGTTCAATGGTTTGTCGTGAATGAAGATAACTTAGAAGAAGCTATTGAACGAATTAAAGAAGCCGGTGGTGTTGCCGCCTTCATGGCTATTACGCCAAAGGGCTATGAAAACCTGTCATTAGGCATAGCTGATTTACGCAGATATATACTTCAACAAAAAGAAATTATCGCGTATTACGAAACACAAATTCAAGAAAATACAAATAAAAATAAATAAATATTTTTACAATATATTGCTATATTTAGTACAGATATAGCACATATTGCTATTTACAAAGACGTGGTTTTGATATATAATACCACAATAAGAGAAAATCATTTACATAAAGGAAATTGCAATGGCAACAGCTTCTGTTGACACACGTAAACTTTTGTCTGAAACGAAGTTTTACGATAGTTACTCACGCTTTAACGACGAAAACGAAAGGTACGAAACATGGGAGGAAGCTGTAGATCGTGTGATCGAAATGCACGCAAATCAATACAAAGAAAATGATAACGGGTTAAAGCCTTATTTAGAAGAAGCTAGACATGCCTATAAAGAACAAAGAGTATTAGGCGCTCAACGTGCCCTGCAGTTTGGTGGAGATCAATTGCTTAAGCATCAAATGAGAATGTACAACTGTACTTCTTCATACGCAGACCGTGCAGCATTTTTTGGTGAAATCTTTTATATTTTATTATGTGGCGCTGGTGCAGGATTTTCGGTACAAGAGCACCATATCGCTAAACTTCCAAATGTTACGGCACGAAGTAAGCCAGCAAAAACTCACGTAGTTACAGACGACATAGAAGGATGGGCAACTGCTGTTGATATTCTTATGTCATCATATTTTATAGACGGTGGTAAATATCCAGATTATGCTGGCCGCCGTGTCTATTTTGATTTGACAAACATTCGTCCTAAGGGATCTAAAATCTCTGGTGGATTTAAAGCGCCTGGTCCAGATGGCCTACGTCGTGCTCTTGATAAAATTGAACATCTATTACAAGATATCGTAATTGATGCAAAGCAATCTATTCCCTTACGGCCGATTAATGTGTATGATATTTGTATGCATACAGCTGATGCCGTTTTATCAGGCGGTGTTCGCCGTTCAGCTACTATCTGTTTGTTCTCACCCGACGATGAAGAAATGATGTCAGCTAAAACAGGCAATTGGTTTGTTGAAAATCCACAACGTGGTCGATCAAATAACTCTGCCGTTATTGTTCGAGATACAACTACGCCTGAACAGTTTGGCAATATAATGACGAATGTAAAAGAGTTTGGTGAACCAGGCTTTGTATTTGTAGAGTCAACAGAACATACAACTAATCCATGTGTCGAGATCGGAATGTTTCCACAGCTTGACGGTAAGTCTGGTTGGCAGGGATGCAATCTTACAGAAATTAATGGTGGTAAATGCGTAACTAAAGAAGATTTCTTTCTTGCATGCCGCGCTGGTGCGATCTTAGGTACTCTTCAGGCAGGTTACACTGACTTTAAATTCTTACCAGACACAACTAAAGATATTTTTGATCGTGAAGCTTTGCTTGGTGTATCAATTACAGGATGGATGAACAATCCCGATATTCTATTTAATGCAGAAATACTTGAGGAAGGGGCAAATATTGTCAAACAAGTCAACAGAGAAGTTGCAGAAGTTATTGGAATCAACGCAGCGGCTAGAACGACTTGTGTCAAGCCAAGCGGAAATGCTTCGGTTCTATTGCAAACTGCTAGCGGTATTCACGCTGAGCATTCTAGCATGTACATACGTAATGTTCAGATGAATAAAGAGTCTGAGGTTACTCAGGCAATACAAAATACAAATCCACATATGGTTGAAGAATCAGTTTGGTCTTCAGGCGGTACCGACGTAGTTGTGTCATTTCCAATTCTTCCAAAAGAAGGATCTATGCTCAAAGACGATTTGATCGGCGTACGCCATTTAGAAAAGGTAAAGCTAGCTCAAGAGCATTGGGTAAATGCAGGCACAAACGAAGAGTTATGTGCAGACAAAGGTATCCGTCATAACGTATCAAATACTATCATCGTAGAGGACTGGGATGAGGTAGAGCATTACGTGTATAAAAACCGCCATAGCTTTGCCGGTATTTCTTTCCTATCTTCTATGGGTGATAAAGATTTTAATCAGGCTCCAAACACCGGCGTTATCGATGCTGAAACTATGGTAACTAAATACGGAGCTGCTGCAATCTTCTCTAGCGGTCTTGTAGTTGAAGCTCTTAATACGTTTGATAATCTATGGACAGCTTGTTCAACAGCTCAAGGTATGGGCGATGATCTTTCTGTCGAGTCATCACAAAATGCATTAAAGAAAGACTGGATTCGTAGGTTTAATAATTTTGCAAATAACTATTTAAGCGGAGATATTAAACAAACGGAATATTGTTTAAAGGATTCTTATCTGCTTCATAAGTGGAATAAGATCAATGCTAACTTTAAAGATATGAACTGGGAACACGACCTAACCGAGAAGAAGTACACTGACGTCGATACGTTAGGTGCCGCTGCTTGTGCAGGTGGAGCATGTGAGATAGACTTTTAATGGCTAACGAAAAAAGTTTTATAGTCGAATGTAATTATTGTGATGTTGAAGCAGAAATATATGCTGAAACGCATATGGCTGTTGAGTTTTGCCCTTTTTGTGGCGAAGAGAATAATGCAATAGAATTAGACTCAGACGAATACTAAGATATATAGACCTATGTGGGTTTATGAAAATAAAGACTTTGATCAAACCCCTGATGAATTTCAGGGGTTTGTTTATATGGTAACCGAGTTAGATACCGGTAAAAAATATATTGGCAAGAAGTTTTTCTGGAAGCCAAAAATATTGCCTGTGACTAAGACACGCAAACGTAGAGTCCGCACAAGAGTAGAATCTGATTGGCGTACATATTACGGTTCAAGTAAAGAAGTACAAGCGTTAGTCGAGTCTAAGGGAAAAGATAATTACAAAAGAGAAATACTAAAACTTTGTAGGACAAAGGGCGAATGCTCTTACTACGAAGCAAAACTCCAATTCAAATACGATGTATTGTTATCTGATGAATATTATAATGAATTCATTGGTTGTAAAATACATTCTAAACACGTACGCATATAAATAAATTTAGTGAGGATGATATGGTCAGACCAGTATATGAAGTGATTAGGCGCACCAAGAATAAGCGCAATAAAAAAGATAAAGCCAATGAACTTAAACAAAACGAGTCTTGGGCTTTAAAAGATATTTTACGTGGATCGTATGACTCTACCGTAAAATTTAGCTTTCCTGAAGGCGATCCGCCTTTCACCCCAAATCAAGAACACAATGCTCCATCAAACCTTTTAAAGGAACACAAGAGATTTATCTACTTTGTTACTGGAGGTCCTGGTGATGACATGCCGCCGTATAAAAGAGAAAGAATTCTTTTTGAAATCTTAGAAGGCGTGCACCCAGAAGATGCTAAGCTTGTTGTAAATATGATTAATAAAAAAACATTAGAGGGCATTTCGAGGCCGGTAATTGAGGAAGCATTTCCTGGATTACTGCAAGATTAGATTATGATTATGTGACTTTCTTTTACTTTAAAGGAGACATTTATACATGTCAGAAATTCAACTGAACCGTCTTAGAAAAGATTCGATTGAACTAAAAGAATATGCTCAGAAACTTGAGCGCAAAGGTAAGATCTCACTAATGCAAAAAATTCTTCTCAAACGAAAATATCTAGACAATCGTATAAAAGAAGCTTCATAGTAAAAATAGGAGTGTACTTCCCCCATATAGTGTGGTATAATAAAGTATCAATACTTAATGGGGGATAGTATACTGTGAATATATTCGTCTTAGACAAAAATCCAATAGTTGCTGCTCAATTACAATGTGATAAGCACGTCGTAAAAATGATCGTCGAGTCAGCTCAGATGCTTTCAACGGCTCATCGTATGTTAGATGGGCAAGAATACAAAGCTCCATCTAAATCAGGTAAACGCATGGTTAAAAAGTGGAAACTTAAAAACCATGATGACGTTATTTATAGCGCTGTACACATGGGTCATCCTTGTACTGTATGGACTATGGAATCAAATGCTAATTACGAATGGCATTACAAACATTTTATTGCTCTATGTGACGAATACACATTTCGTTATGGTAAGACTCATGGCACAGATATTAAGCTTAGAGAGATTCTTAAAAAAGTTCCTTCTCATATACCCTGGACAAATCTATACACGCCGTTTAAACTTGCAATGCAGCACGAACCTCAGTGTATGCATGAAAATGATCCAGTAAGATCTTATCAAGAATACTATCAAACTAAACAGGATCGTTTTAAAATGATATGGACTAAGCGTGACGTCCCGGAGTGGTTTAATGTTTGCGCAGCTTGAATACAAAATACTGGAAGAACTTAAGTTTGGAGACCCAGACAAACCAGGTACATGGCTAAGACTTGAGGAAAGCGAAAGAGGAACTAAAGTCATTAGACACTGGTCATCTTTATCTAAACAATGGAATGTCATGTATAGATACAGTGTAGAAGAAAATTGGGAAAAGTGGAAGAGATTATCATGCCGATCTATACAGTCAGAAGAGATAGCGAAGAAGCCGAAAGGTCGTGGGAAGTCTCGTGCTCGTGGAAAGAACTCCAAGACATGCTAGAAGAATATAAGCTAGTTCAAGTTTTATCTGCTCCTAGAATTGTTGAATCTACAGGCGGAGTTTTGTCTAAAACGCCAGATAGTTGGAAAGAACATCTGGGTCGTGTCAAGAAAGGTGCTGGCCGAGGAAATACCGTAAAAACATGAAAAGAAATAAACAACCAAATAATTCTATGACGGTACGTTTAGACGATCTATTAGAATATGATCCGTTAACCGAAACACAAAAGGTTGCGTTTGACTCTTGGGATGACGATAATAATATGGTATTGGCAGGATCTGCCGGAACT